AACAATAAATAAAAATATATCTTTGCTATGTAGGATATTTGAGATTAGTAGACAAAGAGGTGACTTAAAAACAGATATAATACTTCAATTGAAAGATTTAAAGAAATTTTACAATGAAGCAAATCACAATAAAGTTAAACATTTTAAAGCTATAGTAGAAGAACAAGAAATAAAAAATATGTTAGAATGTATGAAAGAATATAAAAATCATCCACGGACAAATACAACTATAATTAATGCAATTTATTTTACGCTTTTAACAGCACAAAGAAGTAAAAATATTCGATTTGCTAAATGGAGTGATATTGACTTTGAAAACAATCTTTGGATTATAAAAGCAGATGAAATGAAAGTAAGAACTAATGGTGATAATATTATTCCATTAAATAAATATGCATTAAAAGTTTTAGAAATTCAAAGAATTTTAAATGGAGATAAAAAGTATATTTTCGCTAATAATAATGGAACTATTAGCGAGAATTTTGCTGTAAGATTTTTTAAATTTTATAATTTAGAGCACACTATACATGGATATCGTTCTACTTTTAGAAGTGTTTATACTAATAAAAGCAATGAGTTAATTCAGCAAGGTATTAGTAAAGATATAGCAGAAATGATATTACATCATATAAGCGGCAATGAAATAGAAAGGGCTTACAACAGAGCCAAGGCAATTGATTTAAGAGTAAAACTTATGCAATGGTATGGAAATTACTTAAACTCTCTTTGTGAGTTTTGCTTTTAATGTCTCTTAGCTTTAAGCCATTTTTCTATTTCTTTTATTTCATATCTTATGGATTTTCCTATGCGAATGTAAGGTATTTTACCATCTTGTCTTAACTTAAATAATGATGTTATACTAACTCCTAAATATTCGCTCAATTCTTTTTCTCTAAAATATTTTTTAACCATTTTCAACTCCTAATCTTTTATCTATAATTTCAAAAATAGTATCCTTGTAATAATTCCAAAGCCATTTCTGTTCTTCATCTTCTAAATCATTAACACTTAAATTACGCCATTCTTTTATTGTTTTAGTATCACAACCTAAATTCATCATAGTTTTTGTAAAAGTCATAACATAGGTATCAACGACAACACTAAAGATATTTTTCATATCTCCTATACAGTCCCTAAGATCTACATTTTCAAATATACAATTTTCAAATTCTGTTCTTAGAAAATTACAAAAATGGAAACTTGCTCCACTAAAATCGCAATCTATAAAAGATGCATTCTTGCTCGAAATATCATTTAAATTAGCATTTTTAAAACTAGCTCCATTTATAAATGCATTATTAAAATCTAATCCACTTAAATTTATATTTTCCAAGTTTGCATTATTTAAAGAAATCCCTTCTAAAATACAATACTCAACTAATTCTTTTTCACTTTTCCTATCATTTTCGATAATGATAGTTTCATCAAGTCTTTTTAAAATTCCCATTTTAACTCCTTAATTCTTTTTTCTAAAAGCTCAATTTTTTTAATATTTAATTCCAAGATTTTAATATTTAATTCTAATGTTTTTTTGTTTTGTTCTAAAAGCTCAACTTGTGCTTTTTGATATTTATAGTTAAAAAACATCAGAATGAAAAATAATACAAAAAGTAAAACTAAGATGATATTTGACATTTTCATAACCGGCAACTTTTATAATCAGCTTTATAGATTTTTTTAACTTTATAATCTATCTGTAAATTAGTTTCTATTTCTTTACAAGTTATAAACCAGAAGTTTTTATCTTCTTGTGTTAATTTATAAATAATTGAATTTCCTAAAAACCCAAAATCTTTAGATACATTGCTAAGAGCTTCATCTTTGCTGAAAGCACATATTTTATCTACAAACTTCTTTAATCTCTCATCATAAAACCCTGTACGACTTTCAATCTCTTTAATTTTTTCTAGCATACATTTATAGAAGTCAAAATCTAAGTTTTTACATAATTGTTCTATTTCAAACATAGTTAAGTTTAAATGATTTTCTAAGTCTAGAGCATTCTCATTCTCAACTACACAAAGATTATCAGTTCTAGCACCAAATAGTGAATAAATGTTATATACAACCACATCTGAGAAAGTATAGCAATTCATATTACTTGACACTGCTCTATATTTAAAATCAAAAGCATTAAAGAAAAATACTGCAATATCACACAAAACTTCAACTCTTTCTAAATCATCTTTTGCTCTAAAATACTCGCTTACTTTTTCAAAAACATTACCTAAAAATCCTGCTTGTTGATTTTCATAGGTTAAATGTCTTTCTTGTCTCCATTGTGTCAATCTTTCTTTAATTTCGTTAAATTGTATTTCTGTCATTTTCACTCCCTACATTCTAATAAATCCGCATTTTCATGAATATTACCTATGATTTCGATATTTGCAATATCTTTCATAAAGCATTGAAGTTCTTTATTTTTCAATATTCTAAAACCAAGAAAATTATCAATTCCTATACAACCTATGCTTACTTTTTTAGGTAATTTTTTAATCATACCTTTATCCAGAAGCTCATGTTTAAATATATAAACATATTTAATAACATCCCCTTCATAAATCTTTTTTCCGTTTTTATCAAAATAGCCAGTCCATAGCTCAATTTCATAATCTATAGTAGGTTTTTCATAGGTTAATTGATTAAATACGCTAGTTATAAAACCTAACGACTCTATTATACTTCCTGCTTCATAGGTTTTAGAATTATTGTTCCAAATCCTAAAATCAAAATCTTTTAGTTTCATTTTTAACTCCTTAATATCTTTTTCCATTTTTCTTAGCATTTTTCATAATTTTTCCAATAATTAAGCTCTTTTTCTAATTTATTTAAAACAGCTTCAAACGCTGAATTTTTACCTATTTTTTCGGCAAATAAACTCATTTCCCATTCTTTAAAACAAACAATATCATAATCCTTGGCTAAGATTTTTCTAAGCTCAAGTAGTTCTTTTTCACTAAGCTTTCTTTTAAAGCTTAACTGCTTTTTCTTTTCTAAGTCGTATTTAAGGGCTTTGATTTTGTTTTCATATTTTTCCTTTTGTTGTTTAAGCTGAGATTTATAACCTAAGCTTTGATGAAAAGCTAGTTTTTGCATTTTCTCTTGTTCAAGGTTTTTTAAGCGTTTTTCACATTCTATAAAATAACGCCTTGCCTGTCTTCCCTTTTCGTTGTTCTCAACCATGCAAAGCTCTTTTGCTATACCTAATGTAACATAGTATTCTTTTCGTGGGCGACCTTTTGTATAAACAAGTTCTATAATGTAGTCTTGATTTTCGATAAAACTATAATGACTGATACGATTTTTAATCCAATTAGCAAATTCCTGTTCGGAATTTATAATTTTATAAATTTCTCTAGCATTTCCGCTTTTAAATTTTTAAAGGTATTTTTTTAAGTAGTTTGATTTTATAAATAGTATTTGAAGTATCTATAAAAGAGCAAGTATCGCTCAACTTTAATATTAATGCGTATTCGCTCATATTTGAGTAAATGTCGGCACTCGCATTTAGTGCTATAAATACAAAAAGATTATTTTTTCATTTTTCACCCATTAAAAATTTTTCAACATCTTCAAAAGCTTTAACAATAAGCTTTTTTTCATGAAAGAAATTTCTTCCACTTGGCTTACTTTTGTAAATTTTGTAAGCCTTTCTGAGTTCTTTTTTACTTATATGATTTTTATAATTTATTTTCTCGATTTTTATTTCATTTTGTTTAGCAAATTCGCAAAAACAAGTTCTTCTTTCACTAAATGGTATGATTTTTACAATTTCAAGATAATTAGAACGGCAAACTTTCATCATCATCTCCTATTTCGATATATTTTTCATTGTTATTGTTTTTTACTTCATTTCCATAAGGATTATAGCTTTGATTTTCTTTTGGAATAAATGATTTATTATTGTCATTATTTAAAGATTTATGCCTTGCTTTAAAAGATTTTATAGATAAAGGCTCTTTATTATTTTGAAACTCATCCATGTTTTGCATTTTTTCATTAAAAATTCTATCAAGAAAGATTTTGTTAGCAAGCTCTCCATTTTTACTTAAATATTCTTCTGTTCCAAAACCTAAAACTAAAAGTTTATTAACTAAAGAATTTAGATAAATAACTTCAGTCTGCACTCCAAAAACATTCTCATTTCCCTTTTCGCTAAAATCAAGTTCATCAATTCCAAAGAATTTCATAATAGCGTTTAATTGTCTAAATCCTAAATAATTTTCTTTTTCTCCATTTTTATTGATATAGCTAAAATCGTTATTTTTAGCTACAAAAAGATTAAAAATAGCTAGTTTTTGCTCTTTTCTGGTTAAAAATTCAAAACAAATAAAAGTATTATTGCTTCCATCGCTTGCCAATTTATCATATAAAAAGGCTTTGCGGAAAACTCCGCTATAAAGCCCACCTTCACTTAAATACTCTACGCTTGGCGAATAATTTGCCACTTCAAAACTTGCCTTAAATGCTGGTAACATTATAATCCTCCTTTTAATTGTGTTAAAAATTCATCTTTATTACTTAGAACTTCTTGTATTTTTTCACTTGTAAATAAAGAATGTTTTTTTATAAAATTGTTTTGCTCTTGGGTGTTTAAACCATTATCACTCATAAATTTTCTAAGTTCAGCACCTAAAGCTTTTATCTCTTTTGCTTTATTTTCTAAAGCTATTTTTTCATCACTACCCCAAACTTTTAAATCTTCATTTGGATTTAAAAATCGCTTTTCCTTTATTGTTTCTAATTCACTTTCATCAAGCATTCCAAGTCCGCAAATACTTAAGGTTACACGCCTTTTTGCTTTTGTGATAGCTTTCATTATTGCGTTTGCTAAATTATCGCCACCTAAATTTTTAATATTTAAAGCACCTGTATCGCAATCAGTTCTTCCATCTGGTGTTGCTGCGTAGGCTGTAACCATATAAATATCGCCAACTTGTGCCACTTCTGTTTTTGTAATACTTACTTTTCTTATTTGTCTTAGTTGATCTGTTGCTGATTTATTTGCATATAAAGTAAGTTTGCCATTTAATACTATGTATTCAAAAGGCTTTGTAAGCATGTTTAAGCTTAAACTTTCACAAAGATTTTTAACATAACTCGCTCGTTCTACATCACTAAGTTTTGATAAATCACCTTTTACCAAAGCCAACTCATAAGGATTAAAATTTATTTCTAATTTATTTTCTTCTTTTAATACAACTTCATTACTCATTTTATGCTCCTTTTTTGATTTTTAAACACATTGAAATACTTTCTTTATAAAACTCTTTAGGCACAGTAATATTTTTTTGCTCTAAAAAGCCCTTATAATCAATTGTAGTTCTACTTTGCGGATAAATTGTAATATCCAAACATCTTGCTTTTTCTCCATTTGCTAAGGCTATGAGTTCTTTTTTAAGACTTTCTAGCTTTTCTTTAATAGGTTTAATCGTGTTTTCAAGCCTTATAATTTCAATCGTTAGATTTTTTGCTTTAGTATCTTCAAGCTCTTTATATTCACTTTTTTGATCTATGATATAATCTAATATAAATTGCTTTATATTTTTAACCAACCATTCTTGATAAGCTTCATCTTTTGAAACTTCGCACTCTACAATCTCTTCTTCTTTATTCATGGCTACAAAAATGCATTTTTCTTTACCACTGATATAGAGTTGAAATTGCACTTGAGCGTAGTATTTATCACTTGGCTTTTTATTTCTTTTGATAAAATCATACTCATCTTGCGAATATTTAAACTCATAAACAACCCCATTTTCATCAATACCATCTAAACTTGCTATAAACATTTCATTTTCTAGACTTTGCAAAACTACAGGAGTGATACTCACAGAATGTAAAAACTCAACTCTAGCTCTAATCAAAGCTTCATAGTTATTGCCTTTTTTCATAGCTTCATTTTGATAAACTTCTTTAAGTCCCAAGATGATATCTTTTGCTTCTTCTTTGGAATTAAAAGCACCTTTGATACCTACGCAAGATGCTACCATCGATGCACCTATTTTTCCTTTTCTAAAATTTAACCATTCATGGCTACCTTGTTCTAAGTTAATTATTCTGCAATTCATTTTATCCTGCCTTTTTTATTTTTGGAGTGCTTTTTAAAATATAAAAAGTATTTCTCGTTTCTTTGTTTCTAACTGTTTCTATTTCATAACCTTTATTTCGAAGATTATAAATATAAGCTCCAAGCCTTGTAGTAATTCTTTTATCAATGCAATAGAAATTATCTATAATTCCATTTTTTAATAATAGTTCTAAAACTATTTTTTCTTGTTGTTTTGATGTTATTTGCATTCTTTATCCTTTAATCTTTTTACTTCTTTAATAGCTTTATCATCATTTTTAAAAACGCCTATAAGCCCTAAAGCATCAAGTATTTTTATACGAAAATTACTAAGTTTTACATTGATTTTAATTTCTTCTTCTAGCTTCAATGAAATTTCATTTATAGCAGTATCTTTTAATGCTATTACACCTTTTAGCCTTTGAATTTCTTTTTCTAAATATCTTATTTTTTCATTTTTTTTACTATTTAGGAACATAGTTTCGACCTTTCTTTTATATAAAGAAGCTCATAAATTTTATTTTGCAAAGAGCTAATTTCTTTTATATTTTTCATATTTGCTTCTATTTGATCTTTTAACTCTTTTAAAAGTTCTATTTTTTCATTTTCAAGATTAGAAATTTCAGTTTTTAAAGATTTATTTTCATCTTTTAAAGACTTATTTAGCTTCATTTCTTTTCTATATTCATCTTTGCTAAGTTTAATGATGACTTGTTCTTTTGTGTGATAAGCTTTCATTTTTTCTCCTTTTAGATTAATGCTTAAAAGGGACAACTGAGTTCTTTAGAATAGGAAATAAAACAAAAAGGTAAATTCTCAAGTAGTTAATTTGTAAAAGTTGCCCCATTTAAGCATTAAAGGAGTTTAAGAAAAGCCGAGTAAATCCGCAAGTCTCGGCATTGTATAATCGTTTAAGTTTATGCTAAGCGGATTTAGTTAAAATTTATCTGTGTTAAAAAATATTAGAGTTTTATAAGCTCTCTAATTAGCTCTAAGATTAAGATTAAAATTGTTAAAATTTTATCCCACATTTTAGAGCCTCCTTTCTCAACACCGAGACAAGTTAGCAACTTAAACTTTATAATTATACTTTCTTTTTCTTAAACTCTTGATTTTCTGTCGTTTTTAAAGTGCAAGAAAACCTTAAAAATAGCACTATAAACAATAATAACGAGCCAAGTTTATGGATAACTTGCTAACCCTTCCGCTATACAGAACTATCAACGCAATAGTAAAGCTTAATTTTCAAGCGGTCAAAAGCTTAAGAAAGCCCTTTTTTTAAAGGACTTATTAAACTTTTAAAAAAGCTTTTTACATTGTTTTTCGAATTTTCTAACTCTCTCTAAAAGCTCATAAGCATTTCTCATAAATTCATCTCCATAAGCTTGTAAAGAGATAGATATTTCTTCATCATCTTCTAAGCTTATTTCTAAAGAGTTTTTAAAATCTTGCAAGTTCGCAAATATATTTTCTAAATTCTCTTTGCTTTCAAACTCATTTGCAATTAATTCTTTTGTTTGGCTAGAAATTCTTTTTTCTTCTCTATCAAAATAAAAATCTGTAAAACTCATTTTTTCTCCTTTTTGTTTTGTTGATAAAAGTATATAATAAAGAAACTTAATTAAAATTTAATTTAGTATATTAATTAGAAACTTTTTTAAAAAATATTTGTGATATAATTTTTAAGAATAAATAAAAATAAGGATTTTAAATAATGTTAAAAAGATTAATGGCTGTTTTATTTTTTTTAAGTTTAGTGGTTTTTATTTCTATTCTAATGATAAAAGATGATAAATATAGTAAAATTCAATATGAAAGAGAAAAATTTATATATGAAGATTTTGAAAAATATACCCAAGAACTTAAAAGTAATTATTATATATTAACAAATAAAATACCACAGATTATAGGAGATTTAATAGAAGGTGAAACCAAACATCTTCTATTAGCTGGTAATAATATTGTTGAATTAAAGTCAAAAAATGACTACATGGAAAATTTTGAGAGAACATGGGATAGACTTAATCTTTGGTGGAGATATGATAAAGTTGAAGCTTTTTTTGAAGCATGTTTTGCAACATTTATTTATTTGATTGCTTTGACTGTTTTGCAATTTATTTTAATTAAAACCACAAATCCATTCCATTTAATTTTTGAATTTAAAAAAATGTTTATTGTATCAATTTTAGTTTACTCTATATTAATTGGCTATGGATTAGTAACTTATGTAAATGCAGAATATGTAACACTTAAACCCGTTAGCGATAATTTAGAATTAGGTTATGTGCCTAGTAATTTTATAGAAGTAAGTGATTTAGAGATTTTTATTAAATATGTATTATTCTTTTCACCATTTGTTTTAAGCTTATTTTTTAGCATTTGGCTATATAAGTATAAAAAACCAAAAAAATCCTTAAAAACATTTTTAGAAAATTGGAAGGATTAATGCGATGGATATAAAAGGTTGATGGGGTATTGATTAAAAATTATATAAATCTATTTTGCCTGATATTTTATTTTTAATAGCTATATTTTTTAATATCAAATTATTATTAATTTCAAAGTCTATAATTTCTGTATCACTAATATTAATAT